TTATAAATAAAGGTATTGATATAACTACCGTATTATGAAAACATATTAATAACACTGAAAAAGGAAAAGGTTATGGCACTTTTTACACCATCCGCTTCCCCTGCTGTAACAGTTAAGGAAATTGACCTGACGGGCGTAGTGCCTAACGTTCAAACTTCCACTGGCGCATTTGTGGGAAACTTCGGTTGGGGGCCAGTTGGAGTTGCAACTCTCGTCTCAGATGAGTCGGGTCTTGTTTCGACATTCTCCGCACCAACCGATGCAAATACGGTAGACTTCCACTCTGCCGCATATTTTTTAAGGTATTCTAACAGCATGTATGTTGTTCGCGAACAAGACTCTGATGGAGTCAACGCTGTCGCTAACCACTCATCACTTGGAACGCTGACTAATCAAGTAGTAAATAATCTCGATGCATTTGAAGGATTGTCGATTGACAGTTCTGACGGTGCATTTATCGCCAAATACCCAGGCTCTCTTGGTAACTCTATTAAAATCTCTATCGTGGGTTCTGACTCCGATGCTGGTGGAGCGACCAACTTTGATGCATGGGCATACAAATCAAGCTTCGATGGTGCGCCTGGCACATCATCGTTTGTCTCTGGTCTTGGTGGTAAGAACGATGAGATTCACGTCATCGTAATTGACGAAGATGGATTGATTACTGGAACACCTGATACAGTTCTAGAAACATTCCCATTCTTGTCGGTTGCATCAAACGCGAAAGCAAGTGATGGAACATCTAACTACTTCAAAGATGTTCTGAAACTTCAGTCCCAGTGGGTATATGCTGGTGTAGGTCACACAGGTGACTCAGCATCCGTATCTGACTTCATTGGTGCTAACTGGGGTGAAGAAGCAACGACAGGCGCTGAAGACTTCAAGTCAGACTTCCAATATGCAACTGCCGAAAGCACATGGTCTTTCAAAGGCGGTGTGACTTCAAGTTCTTTGGGAACTGATGATGTTCTTCGTGGTTTCGATAAGTTCGAAGATACGGATGCAATTGAAGTTGACTTCTTGATTGCTCCTGAGTCTCTGATAGACACAACGGCGACAACGGTTGTAAACGACCTCGTAGCAATCGCTGGAACAACTCGTAAAGACTGTATTGCAGTCGCATCACCATCTCGTGCTGCGGTTGTCACAACAGGCACTAATGCTGCTGTCCTCGCATGTAACAACACATACACCAAGTCATCTTACTTGGTTCAAGACAATAACTATCTGAAAGTATTTGACAAGTATAATGACAAATACATCAAAATTCCTGCTGCATCAAGCACTGCGGGTCTCATGGCTGCTACCGACTTGGTTGCTGCACCGTGGTTCTCGCCTGCTGGTGCAAGACGTGGTAGGTATGTTGGTATCACAGATATTATTGTATCACCATCCAAAGCAGAGAGAGACGCTCTCTACAAAGTGGGTATCAACCCAATCGCAAACATTCCAGGCGAAGGCATTATGCTCTTCGGTGACAAAACGAACGAATCGCGTCCAAGTGCATTTGACCGCATCAATGTTCGTCGTCTCTTCTTGGGTGTAGAACGTGCGATTGCGCTTGCTGCTCGTAACGTGATGTTCGAATTCAATGATGAGTTTACTCGTGCAGAGTTCACTAATATCGTTGAACCGTTCCTTCGTGAGATTCAAGGTCGCCGTGGTATCACGGACTTCCGTGTGGTCTGTGACGAAACGAACAACACTCCTGCTGTGGTTGACCGCAACGAATTCATCGCAAGCATCTTCATCAAGCCTGCCCGTTCTATCAACTATGTGACATTGAACTTTGTCGCAGTTAGAACTGGTGTAGAGTTTGAAGAAGTTGTAGGCACGGTATAAGGGGAGTAAAGAAAAATGGCAATCTTAGGCGTAGATGATTTCAAATCAAAACTTAGAGGTGGGGGCGCTCGTCCTAATCTCTTCAGAGCCACTGTCAACTTCCCAGGCTATGCAGGCGGTGATGTCGAACTGACATCATTCCTCTGTAAGGCTGCACAGTTGCCAGCATCAGTAATGAATGTTATTGAAGTCCCATTTCGTGGTCGCCAGTTGAAAATCGCTGGAGACCGCACATTTGAAACATGGACTGCAACTATCCTGAATGACACGGATTTCACTATCCGTAATTCTATGGAACGTTGGATGAACGGTATCAACTCTCACCAAGCAAACACAGGTTTGACCAATCCAGTGGATTATCAAGCAGACCTCGTTGTTGAGCAACTGGACAGAGATGAGTCAGTTCTGAAAACATATAACTTCCGTGGTGCGTTTCCAATTAATGTCAGTGCAATTGACCTTAATTACGAAACAGTAGACACCGTTGAGGAGTTCACAGTTGAGTTCGCGGTTCAATACTGGGAATCAGGCACAACCTCTTAATAGAGGTATAAGTAGTGGGGGTAGGGCAACATCCCTACCCCCTTTATTGACAACAGGATAGGTAATGGCAGAACAGGACAATAGTATTCTCAAACTATTTGGTTTCGAACTCAAGAGAGCAGGCGAGACTAAACCTAAAGAGAACGAAAAATTAAAATCAATTGTGACTCCCGCTGATGAAGACGGCGTGGGGTATGTTACTGCTTCAGGGTCTCACTATGGTCAATACATTGACATGGAAGGGTCTCAAGCAAAGGACAATCAACAACTTATTCTAAAGTATCGAGGTGTTGCACATCATCCAGAAGTTGATGCCGCGATTGAAGATATCGTCAACGAATCAATCATTGGTGACGATGGTTCATCGTGTGAGTTGAACCTCGATATGGTTGAAACATCGGACTCAATCAAAAAACAAATGACCGAAGAATTCAACGGCATCTATAACATGATAAAGTTTAATGAGTTGGGTCATGACATCTTCCGTTCATTCTATGTGGATGGTCGTATCTATTTTCACTTGGTTGCAAACGAATCAAACCTCAAGGCTGGTATTCAGGAAATCCGTCCTATCGATGCCGCAAAGATTCGTAAGGTCAAGGAAGTCAAACACAAAAAAGACCCAGTGACAGGCGCAAAGGTTGTCGAGAAGGTCTCAGAATTTTACATCTATCAAGAGAGAGCAGGAACTAATCAAGGCGTAAGACTTTCTCCAGATTCAGTATCATATACAAGTTCGGGTCTACTTGACGCAAGTAAAAGACAGGTTGTATCCTATCTCCATAAAGCACTGAAACCAATCAACCAACTTCGTATGATGGAAGACAGTCTGGTTATCTACCGTCTCGCACGGGCTCCAGAACGCCGTATCTTCTATATCGATGTTGGTAACATGCCTCGTAATAAATCTGAAGCGTATATGAAAGACATCATGTCTCGTTATCGCAATAAGATTGTATACGATGCGAGTTCAGGCACAATCAAAGACGACCGCAAGCATATGTCTATGCTCGAAGATTTCTGGTTGCCTCGTAGAGAAGGTGGTCGCGGAACAGAGATTACCACACTGCCAGGCGGTGAGAATCTTGGTCAGATTGATGACATCATTTATTTCCAGAAGAGATTGTATCGTTCACTGAACGTGCCAATCAATCGTCTGGAACAAGAAGCGCAGTTCTCATTGGGTCGTTCCACTGAGATTTCACGGGACGAAGTGAAGTTCCAAAAGTTCATTGACCGTCTGCGTAAACGTTTCTCAAGCATGTTCTTGGGTATCCTTCGCAAACAACTTATCATGAAGGGTATCATTACCGAACAAGATTGGGAAACATGGAAACATCAGGTGGGTGTTGACTTCCAGAGAGACAACCACTTTACGGAACTCAAGGATGCGGAACTGTTAACCAACAGACTCCAAACCCTTGACCAAATCTCACAGTATGTTGGTGAGTATTTCTCACGCGAGTGGGTTATGAAAAATGTGATGCACTTCTCTGAGGAAGACATCCAGAATATGAAAGATGAAGTCGAGTCCGAAAATGAAGCGGGCGGAGACGAAGAGGAAGAAGTATAAAATGAGTGAAACAGAAACACTGGAACAAGAAGTTGAGACCGTAGAACCTAATGCGGTTGAAGAACTTATCAATCAGATTACTGCGGGCGACCTGAACAAAGCAGAAGGTTCGTTCAAGAGTATTCTTGACGACAAGATGGCAGACGCACTTGAAGCACAACGTGTAGCCGTTGGTGGTCAAATGTTTAATAGAGACGAAGAAGAAGTCTCTGACGAAGATATTGTAGACGAATATATTGAGGATGAAGAAGATGAAACTCTTGAGTTGGGTGCAGAAGATGAGACAGGGCTTGATGCCGACATCGAAACCAGCACCGAAGAAGAAATCACCGCCGAAGAAGAAGCCGCAGTCGAAGAAGTCTTCGAAGAAGACGAAGAAATCTTAGCAGAGTTGGAAGACGATGCTGAAGATACTGAATAATCTGAACAATGCTTTATTTTTGCAGTCAACTAATTTACTGCAATCATTAGTATTTTTCTCATTCTTTTATAGTTTATTCAATATCGCTGTGTTGCAACAGTGGTGGTTGCTCACACTTGTCCCCATTGCTTTGGTGATGAATGAGTTCATCATCTCTGCATACTATCACAGGTTTATCACACATAAGTCGTGGGAATGCCCTAGATGGTTAGAATATATTCTGATATCAGTATGCACCTCTTTTGGATTCGGTGCAGTTATCGGATGGGCAGGGACACACAGAAACCATCACCATAAATCTGATATTCCAGGCGAAGACCCACATGGGCCTACGAGAACATGGTGGGAGAATATTACGGTATTCAGAAAACCTCCTGCTATCAGGTATTGCACCTCAATGTTCAAGGACAAATTGTTGTATGGTCAGGCACAGTATTACTGGCCTTTATGGGCATTGGGCGCGACATTATGGTCGCTTGCAATAGGCCCAGAGGCATATTTTTTCTTTGTATTTAATTTTTTCTTCTGGCAAATTTGGGTGAATATTGTGGGTCATACAGACAACCCACTGAACGGAACGGGTTGGTTAGGGTCGGAGGGATACCATAAATTCCACCATGACTATCCACAAAGCGCAAGATTTGGTAGGTATGACATCTCATACTTACTAATGATACGTTGGTTTCCACACACAAATAATTATTCACAAAATTAGTCTGTAGAAATCTTTTTTTGTATAAATAATGTTATGAAAACATATAAAGAACTTCTTAGTGAGTTGAAGGGACGTAAGCCAAAAGGCGATGTTGTCTTCAACAAAAAGGTCAAGAAACTCCCTGTCCTAATCACTAAGGAAAAGGGTTCTCTGCCTTTTGTTGTGTATATTGATGGTGACCGACTGGATGCCTTCAAATCACAGAAAGATGCAGAGAAGTCTGCGATGCAAGTAGTAAAGGAACTAACATAATGAAACTTATTACTGAATTTACCGAAAACGAAACTCTACAATGTATTGTGGAGAAGAAAGAAGATGGCGAGAAAAAATACGTCATCGAAGGTGTTTTCGCGCAGACGGATAAAAAGAATCGCAACGGACGTGTTTACCCTAAACCAATTATGGAAAAAGCGGTAAAGAATTACGTTGATACACAGGTTAGCAAGAAACGTGCTGTGGGTGAGTTGAATCACCCTGAAGGCCCAACTGTTAACCTTGATAAAGTTTCTCACCTCATCACTGACCTCAAGTTTGAGGGTAATGATGTGGTAGGAAAGGCACAAATACTTGACACTCCTATGGGTAAGATTGTTAAAGGTCTTCTTGACGGTGGTGTTCAACTAGGCGTGTCAACTCGTGGTATGGGTAGCCTTGAGCAACGGAACGGCGCAATGGTCGTCAAAGACGACTTTATTCTTAGCACGGTTGACATCGTGCAAGACCCATCAGCACCAGATGCATTTGTTAATGGAATCATGGAAGGTGTCGATTGGGTTTGGGATAACGGTGTTCTGAAGCCTCAAGTAATTGAAAAAATGGAGACTGAAATTAAGAACGCTCCGAAACCTGTCTTATATGAGACAAGTGTTCGAGAGTTTAAGAATTTCCTCTCGTTACTAAAATCTAGTATGTAAGGAGTCTAATATGACTGAAGAAGTAAACCAAGAAGTCGAAGAACTCCACGATGAAGTAACAGACGAAATCGTGGATACTCTCGAAGACGAATCGCTTGAAGAAGCTTCTGCTCCTGCCGCTAAAGGTAAGGCTGACACTGCACAACCAGTAACCGAACCAGAGAGCATTGCCTCTGTGGATAAGGCTGCTGGTTCTACACAAAAGTCACCTGAGCCAGGCAAGGGCGCTGCAAACGCAGGCGAAAAAGCACCTAAAACAAAAGCTGGTATGATTAATGCAATGTTCAGCAAAATGAGTGGTATGTCTAAAGCAGAAATGCAAGACATGTATAACTCATACATGAAGAACGAATCGGTAGACATGGAAGAAGATGAAGTCATCGCTGAAACCAGTGTTGACACTACTGCCGAACTTGATGCATTGGTCGAGTCTGAAGCAACTCTCTCTGAAGAGTTCAAAGCTAAAACCGCTATCTTGTTTGAAACTGCTGTGAAATCTAAACTGTCTGAAGAAGTAGACCGTTTGGAAGCTGAATACAAAGAAGAGTTGGCCGAAGAAATTTCTTCTACCAAATCTGACCTTGTAGAAAAAGTTGACAGCTACCTCAACTACGTTGTTGAGACTTGGATGGAAGATAACAAATTGGCAATTCAAAACGGTCTTCGCACCGATATTGCTGAATCTTTCATGGACAAATTGAAAGACCTGTTTACAGAGTCTTACATTGAAGTTCCAGAATCTAAAGTTGACCTAGTTGACGAACTTTCTGAATCCGTTGAAGAGCTGGAAGGCAAACTGAACGAAACAACTCAGAAAGTCATTGAGACATCTGAAGAACTGGAAGTTTACAAACGCGAAACGGTTATCCGTGAAGCGTCTCGTGACCTTGCAGAGACTCAAGTCGAAAAACTGAAATCACTCGTTGAAGACGTTGACTTCGACAGCGAAGAATCTTTCGCTGAAAAAGTTGGCATCATTGTCGAGTCGCATTTCGCAAAAGAAGTAACTCCTGAAGAACAAGAAGCCATTGTTGAAGATGCCGATGCTACGGTTGAAACTTCTGCTTCAATGGACAGATACCTTCAGGCAATCCGTAAAACTGCACCAAGAACATAAGGAAGTGTAACAATGCAAGTATCATACGATAGTCTTATCGAGAAGTGGGCTCCAGTTCTCGATGAAGGTGAGTCAATCCAAGACGCTCACCGCCGCGCAGTAACCGCTGCCGTGCTGGAAAACCAAGAGAGAGCTCTTAATGAAGAAGCTGCTGCCTCTGCTGGTTTTCTTTCAGAAAACGCTGCTGCCCCTGCTAACTCAACGGGCTCAGTAAACAATTTCGACCCAGTATTGATTTCACTGGTTCGTCGCGCCATGCCAAACCTCATTGCTTATGACGTTTGTGGCGTTCAACCAATGAATGGCCCAACTGGTCTCATCTTCGCGATGAAATCACGTTATCAAGGTGGTTCAACATCTAACCGTGAAGCTCTGTTCAACGAAGCTGAGACTCAGTTCTCAGGTGACTCTTCAGGCACTCACGACTCAGACAACGCATCTGGTTTCAATGGTATTGATTCCGAAGGCGCACGTTTGACTTCACTCGCTGCTGGTGGTATGCCAACCGCTGACGCAGAAGCACTGGGCGCAACTGGTGGTTCTTCGTTCAACGAAATGGGTTTCACCATTGAGCGTCAAACTGTAACTGCCAAAAGCCGTGCGCTGAAAGCAGAATACAGCTTGGAACTCGCACAAGACCTGAAAGCAATTCATGGTCTGGATGCCGAAACTGAGTTGGCAAACATTTTGTCTGCTGAGATTCTGGCAGAAATCAACCGCGAAGTTATCAGAACGGTTAACAGCCAAGCTAAAACTGGCGCTCAACAAGCAAACGTAACCTCAAATGGTATCTTCAATCTGAGTTCAGATGCCGATGGTCGTTGGTCTGCTGAGAAATTCAAAGGTCTGACGGTTCAAATCGACCGTGAGTCCAATGTAATTGCAAAAGAAACTCGTCGTGGTAAAGGTAACGTAGTCATCTGTTCTTCAGATGTTGCAACTGCTCTTGCCGCTGCTGGTTCTTTGGACTATTCTCCAGCAATTAGCAACAACCTGCAAGTAGACGATACAGGCAACACCTTCGCTGGTGTCCTGAATGGTCGCATTCGCGTATACATTGACCCATATGCCAACACCGATTACATCACCGTTGGTTACAAAGGTCAAAACCCATATGACAGCGGCGTATTCTATTGCCCATACGTTCCACTGCAAATGGTCAAGGCTGTTGGTGAAAACGACTTCCAACCGAAAATTGGCTTTAAGACACGTTACGGTATGGCTTCAAACCCATTCGTAGGTGCTACGCCAAGTGACGGTCTGGCTACTGTTAAAACCAACCAGTACTACCGTATCTTCAAAGTCACGAACATCCTGACGTAAAGATACTAAAAATAAGAGTAGGGTTTACCTACCACTATTTTGGGGAGAGACTTCGGTCTCTCCCTTTTTTTTACTTTTTTTGAAAAAAAGACTTGACATTCTCTGATAAATGTCGTATGGTGTATATGTAGTTGAGAGAAAAGGAAACGTTATGAACTACTTGGTTAAAGACGCTGCTACTGGACGGGTTCTTGCTGGTCTGTTTGAAGCACTGGAGACAGAACAAGAGGCACAGGGTGCTGCTGCCTATTTCGTTGAGAAAGGTTTTGTTGAAGCAACTATCATTGAAGAATATGAAGTTGAGTAAAAAAAGTGCTTGACATTATCTGTTTGATTTGGTAATGTAAGATATAACTTGAGATAGGAAATTAGTTATGAAGTATGAAGTAAATATCACTGGTAAAGCAAAAGACACCGTTGTCTTTGATACTGCAAAAGAAGCAGTAAAGTTTGTTCTCACTGAACTGCACGATGTTGGGTTCACTGTGGATGGTCGGACTTACGAAGAGAAGTTCGAAGAAATCACTTGGGTTGGTAAAGGAGCAGTAATCAATGCTTAATAGTCTTGGAAAATTTTGGGTAGAGGTTGACACCTCTGTAACTGGAGAAGAAATCGTAGGATATTTCTTCCCTCACAAAGCAGACCGTGATGCCCGTGTAGAGGCACTGGTCGAAGAGTTTGGTATTGAAGTAATTAACGCGATTGGAGATAAACAATGACACATATGTATTACGCTGATTTAGAAGTAACCTATGCTGATGGTGCTACTGGTGCTGCTCGGTATGAGGCAGTGACTATGGCTGCTGCTCAGAAACAGGCTGATAAAAAACTGAAAGAGATGATTGCTACATCTAAGTTTGCAAAGCAAATGGATAGTGACAAGACTTTCCAAATCAAGTCTCATAAAATCAAGTCTGGTAAAATCGATGTTTGATTATACCCGTCTTCTCTGTAATGCTATGAAAGCATATGAGAATGCACAGTCTGACTGGGCTCAAGAATACTGGTTGGAAGTCGCTGCTAAGTTAGCGCAGAATATCGATAAGAGTTAGACGATTTCAAACTGAGAAAATCTAAAGGTCGCATCATAGGTGAGGTATTGAACATCACCTGTGGTAGACTGGAAGGTTACCTGACCTAAGTTAGTTGGAATACAATCTAGGTATCTAATCTTCTTGGTCGTGTTGTTATGACTTGAAAGGACATGTAGAGTGATATCAGAATAGGTAGGGACTTTGGTAAGTCTTTCACTTGGTGACACCTGACCCTCATTCAGATTACGAAGCATCCAGTTATACATCTCTGTGTATGATGTCATGTCTTCGTCAAGAATGATTGTAAAGGTCACATCGGTGAACTGTATCTTATCACCAGCCAATGGAACAGATGTAACACGACGAGTAGGCAACTCAACAGGATTGAGTGTTGCGCCTGGATGTGTTACGGTCTGACAAAAGTATTCCAAGTTTGGATAACGCGCTCTGTCAATTACAATACGGAAACCCGTAGGTGTAAGGTAATTGAGATTGCTCGTTAGTTCTTCGTCTAGGAGTTGAACTTGTGAATCAACTGGCATGATATCCTCTTAATCTATACCTCTATTTATACGACTTTTCCCCTTGACATTCTTCGCTATATACTGTATAATGTAATGAAACTGGAGATTTGTATGTTCAAACCTTATACAATGCAAGATGTGATGGACGCATCTGCTCAGAAAAAATTCAAAGTCATCTCAACCTTTGCGGGTGGTGGTGGTTCATCCACGGGGTATCGTCTTGCGGGTGGTGATGTGCTATGCATCAATGAGTTTGTTGAGGAAGCATGTAACACCTATCGTGAGAACTATCCGACAACACATATCATTCCTGATGATATCAAGACGTTGACTGGTAAGGACTTCCTTGATGCTACAGGTCTTGAGGTAGGTGAGTTGGATATCCTTGATGGGTCACCACCATGCTCTGCATTCTCTGTATCTGGTTCTGCCTTTACTGACAAGGGTAATCACTTCGATGGGTTCGGTAAGACCAAGACATATTCCGATGGTAAAATTGTAGATAACATCGAGGACTTATTCTTTGAGTTTCTGCGTGTAGCAGATGAAATCAGACCAAAGGTTATCATTGCTGAGAATGTCAAAGGCCTGACCATTGCAGAGGCAAAGAAGTATCTGAACAAGATACTCAATACATTCGAGGATATCGATTATAGTGTTACCTATGAAGTTCTGGACTCTCGTTACTATGGTGTCGCGCAGACTCGCGCACGAGTATTCTTTGTTGCAGTCCGTAATGATATCTGTGATAAGATTGGTATCAACTTCCTTAACCTACATAGCATGGTATACCCAAACAAAAAGAAAGAACAACTCCCGTTGGGTGATGCATTGGTGGGTCTGGAGTATGACGAGGAAGAACGTCAGTGGTTGATTGACCAGTGGAAAGAAACATCATACTACAAGATGACCAGTATCAATA